ATTGACCTAAACGTAACAGCAGGTCAAGTTGCAAAGGCACAACTCGCAGCATCACGCGGCGATGCAGATGCACGCGATCTTCTCGCTGCTCTTGCAGTTGCAACAGTTGCAGAAAACACAGGTATGGTTCCACCAACATATCTTCGTGATGTAATTGGCATTATCGATAACTCACGTCCGTTTATTTCAAGCATTGAAACAGCAGCTCTTCCAACATCAGGTATGAAGATTTTCACTCCTAAATTGGGCGCTCAAGCAATCGTAGGCGTAACAGCCGAAGGTGCAGAATTTGCATCACAAGACACAGCAGTAACATTCCAAGAAGACACAGTAGTTAAGTTCGCTGGAGCTGGAAAACTCGATTTAGAACTCGTAGACCGTTCAGACCCAAGCTTCCTTGACTTGTATCTCCGCGAGTTGGCTGCGAGCTACGCTCAGAAGACAGATGCATACGCTGCACAAATTGCTGCACAGAATGCAACTCAATCATCTTCATCTTCAATCTACAAGGCTATTGCTCTTGGTATTGCAGATTCATTCGGCGTAATGCGCATGACTCCAAACCGTCTATTGGTTGCTACAACAGGCGGAGAAGACGGAATCGACTTCTCAGGTCTTCTAGGTGCTGTTGATGGTTCAAACCGTCCGCTATTCGCGGCGGCTGCTCCACAAAACGCAGCAGGTCTTATCTCACAAGGTTCAACAGCAGGAACAGTCGCAGGACTTTCACTTGTTGTAGATCCAAACTACACAGGAGACGATGCAAACGCTAAGCATGCACTCGTTTACCCATCTAACGCAATGCGATTCCACGAAAGCGGAACAATTCAACTTCGTGCAAACGTAGTTGCAAATGGTCAGTTGGAAATCGGTCTTTACGGCTATGCAGCAGTAGTAAACCGTTACCCAGCAGCGTTCCGTAAGTTAAACGTAGCGTAATCAACTAATCATGGGGGGGCGGTTGCTCCCGATCGCTCCCCCAGCAGTACGAAAGGACTGGACATGCCAACAATTATTACAGCAGCACAATTACGCGCAGTTCTTGGCGTGTCCAGTTCTCTTTACAGCGATGCAGTTCTAGATGATTGCATTGATGCAGCAGAAATTGTTATTTTGCCAATGCTTACAACTTTTAGCGTTCCAGTTCAATCAGTAGTTTTAGAAGACAATATTGCAACATTCGATACAACTCTTCCACATGAATTTACAGAAGGTTCTAGCGTAGTTATTGCTGGATGCGGTTCCCCATTTAACGGAACTCGCACAGTAAACGCAGAGCCAACAGAATTTACATTTTCCTGCAACATTACAAATGCAGACGTACTATTTAAGAACATTATTCCAGCAGGAACAGCAACGCTTACTAATGCGGCTAATTACGTTGGAAATCCAGCAGTAGAGCAAGCAACTTTAGCTGTATCGGTAGAAGTCTTTACATCTCGCAACCAAGCAGGCGGACAGATGGAAGGCGTGGACTTTACAAACGTCTCGCCTTATCGCTTAGGTCGTTCGCTCTTTAATAGAGTTTCTGGTCTACTTGGATCTTATATTGACGTGGAGAGCATCGCTCAATAATGACTGCATCCACGATTCTAAGTTCGGTTCGTACGCCGCTATCTAATGCACTAAGCACAGTTGCGGCAAACGTATACGCATTTGTGCCAGAGACTCCAAGCGTTCCGTTTTGTGTGAACGTTCCAGATTCTCCATACCTAGAATTAGAGACTATTAACAAATCAACGCTACACACAAAGATTAATCTAGTGATTTCATGCGGCGTTGCATATAATAACAATGCTGCTTCGCTAGATAACTTGGAGCAGTTAGTAATGAGCGTTCTAGCGGTAATTCCAGTCGGATATACCGTTGGAGCAGTAGAAAAACCAACAGTTACTCAGGTCGGTGCATCAAACGTTTTGGTTGCCGATATCAGAGTTTCCACTTACTACACACAAACAAACTAAGGATAAATAATGGCAACCACAGTAATCACAGGTCGCGATATTTCTCTATCTTTCACAGGTGGAACAGATATCGAAGCACAAGCGACTTCAGCAGTTCTAACAAAGACAAACGTTCGCGAGACATACCAGACACTCGACGGCGAAGCGTACAAGACTGTAAACGTTGAAGGCACATTCGCGCTTGAAATGCTTGCAGACTGGGGCAAAGAAAATTCAGTATGCGAAGCTCTATGGGCAGCAGCAGAATCAGCTCCAGACACAGACATTTCAATTTCATTAACTGCTGCAACAGGCGCAGTATTCGTATTTCCAATTAAGCCAGAATTTCCAACTGCTGGTGGCGCTGGAACAGATGCTCAGACTGTATCATTTACATTCAAAGTGTCTAAGGGCGCAGTAGTCGAGACATTCTCGTAAGAACTAACTAAGGGAGCAAAGAAATGAAACTGCCAATTATCATCGAGTTCAACTCTGGGGAATCTGAAACCTACATGGCTCAGCCACCAGAGTTTGCTAAATGGGAAAAGGCTACTTCGAAGACGATTAGCCAAGCGCAAGATTCCATCGGAATGTGGGATCTATTGTTCTTGGCTTATCATTCGATGAAGCGCCAGTCAGGCGGCAAGCCAATTAAAGGGTTTGAAATCTGGATGGAAAACGTTTCTAACGTAACTGTTGGAGACATAGATAGCCCAAAAGCTACGAACGCGGAAGCATAAATCGGATTCTAGTAACTCTTGCATTAGAGACTGGAATACCGATGAGCGAATGGCAAACTGCGGAAGATGTTTTAACAGCATTTGAAATACTAAAGGAGCGACAAAGTGGCGAGTGAAGAAGTAGGCTTAAATAAAGCCGAACTTCGTGGCGTGCTAAAAGCTCTAAAGAATATGGAAGAAGGGGCAACCGAAGCCGCTAAACGCGAATCGGGCGCTATTTCTGAATATGTTCGCGCACAGGTAATCGACTCGGCACACAGTCTTTATTCTCGGACTGTTGCCAGTCGCATTGCCGAAGGTTCAACTGTTAAAAAGTCTTCCAAGATAGGCGAAATCACTTACGGTTACGCAAATCAAAAGTTTAGCGGTGGAGCATCTACTAAAACTTTATGGGGCGGCTCGGAATTCGGATCTAACAAATATAAGCAGTTTCCAATCTGGTCAGGTAAGCAAGGTCGCGGTTCACGCGGTTATTTCATTTATCCAACTTTAAGAAAACTGCAACCAGAAATCCTTACACGCTGGACAGCAGCATTTGATGATATTTTGAAGGAGTGGGGCTAATGGCAACAGGTACAAGAGCATTAACCCTTAAACTCCTAGCTGATATAAGCGACTTTAATAAAAATCTTGATAAAGGCGCAAAAGATGTCGATGGCTTCGGCGATAAGATGGCGGCAGTCGGCAAGAAGGTTGGAGTTGCTCTAGCAGCAGCCGCAGCCGCCGCAGGCGCAATGGCTATCAAGATTGGTATTGATGGCGTTAAAGCTGCATCTAATCTTGCTGAAACTCAATCTAAAGTAAACGTTATCTTCGGTGAATCTGCTACTGCAATCACTAAGTTCGCTTCAACTGCTGCAACTCAATTAGGTCAAACCAGACAACAGGCAATGGATGCGGCTTCAACATTTGCCACATTCGGAAAGTCTGCTGGACTTGCAGGAAATGACCTAGTTAAGTTTTCAACGGATCTTACAACTCTTTCAGCAGATTTAGCATCGTTCTATAACACAAGCCCAGAGCAGGCAATTAACGCAATCGGAGCTGCACTACGCGGTGAATCTGAACCTATTCGCGCTTACGGCGTATTGCTCAATGATGCAACGCTAAAGCAAGAAGCCTTAAATATGGGCATCTATGACGGCACAGGCGCTCTATCGGCTCAGCAAAAAGTATTAGCAGCTCAGGCAGTAATCCTAAAGCAGACTGGAGATGCGCAAGGAGACTTCGCGCGTACGTCTGGCGGTTTGGCTAACCAACAGAGAATTCTTACTGCTCAAATTGAAAACACTAAAGCAATGCTCGGTGAAGCATTATTGCCAACAGTTTTAAAGGTAGTGGCATTTTTTAACAATAGCGTTATCCCTACATTTGAAGCATTCGTTTATGGATTGACTGGCAACGAAGGCGCAGTCGAAGGTTTAGATGAAACTCAGATGAAGGCTTATGAAGCTGGAAAAGCATTTAGAAGTGTTGCCAAGAGTATCGAAGAATTAGCAGCATCGTTTTCAACAGATGGTAAATCCAGCATGGAAGGTTTTATCACCGTATTGAATTTTGTAGCTCAGACTGCCAATGTTGTAGTTACTGTTATCAAAGAATTAATCAGCTTTATTGTTGAAATGGCTAATCAGGTAATTGGATTCCTAAACTTATTCGGAGCTGGAATTCAGAAGATCAACAGCATTAAGGGAACAGCATTTAGCGCATGGGGAAATCCCGCTGCTGGCATGGGCGGCGGATTTGCAACAGGTGGAACTCCTAGCGCGATTTCTCGCGGCGGCGGTGGCATGGGTACTGCTGGCGGTGGAGCAGGTGGCACAGGTGGCTTCTCTGGCGGCTCTGGAAGCGGTTCTGGGGCTGGTACAGGCGGCGGCGGTGGTACTGGCGCATCTGCTGGTGTTGTGGGCGCTACAAGCCTAAATAACCTTGTGGAACGCCTTACAGGAATTTCAGACAAATTCACAGAATTAACATTCTTGGTTGAAACTGGCGGAATCAGCAAGAAGGCTGGTATTTCTCAACTCAATCAATTAACTAAAGAATTTAACGTACTTGAAGCTCAGGCAAATGCTCTTAGCGGTCAATCAGCAATAGGTGCAGGATCTTTCCGTCTTGGTGAAGCTCAGTCTATGCAGCAATATAACATCACAGTAAACGGAGCTATTGATTCGGAATCTACTGCTCGCCAAATAGTTCAAATCCTTAACGACTCTACTGCTCGCGGAACTCTAGGTGCTGGAGCATTTGATAAATGACCGCTTGGAATCCAGTCTGGCAATTATCAATAGATGGCGGAACATTCCAGACAGTTACTCTTGCTAACCTAACAGTAACTTCTGGGCGCACAGATATTTACCAGCAGCCAGTCGCAGGGTATGCATCCGTCGAAATCATCAATACAGACCAATCAGCAATAGCCATTGAAATAAATGACTCTTTTGCGTTACAGGTTAAAGACTCAACCAATACATTTGTGCCAATCTTCGGTGGATATGTAACAGATATCGATCAGAGCGTTCGCAGTAGCGGTTCAAATGCGGTAGTTCAAAGCTTTAAGGTAACTGCGCTCGGCGCTCTTTCAAAGTTGCCTAAAGTGCTTACCGAAGGCGTGTTATCTAAAGATTTTGATGGCAACCAGATTAAATCAATTTTAACGCCAATCCTGTTTTCTCAATGGAATGAAGTTCCAGCAGCTACAACATGGGCAACATATACAGCCACAGAAACATGGGCTAATGCTCAGAATACTGGTTACGGTGAGATAGACACTCCAGGAGACTATGAATTAACAGCACGATCATCTAGCACCACAGATGTTTACTCTCTTATATCAGCGCTTGCCACATCTGGCGCTGGCTATATCTACGAAGATGCGCAAGGTCGCATTTGCTATGCAGATTCAACCCATCGAGGCGAATACCTAGCCACAAACGGTTACGTTGAACTATCTGGCAATCATGCACTATCTCGCGGTATTGCTACATCTCGCCGCATTGGAGACATTCGCAACAAGGTAATAATTACTTATAAGGCTAATGCTCAATCAACAGCAGAAAATACAGCAAGCCAAGCGCTCTACGGAGTTCAAGCTCAAAATATCGCTACAAGCATTGAAAATGCGGCAGATGCAACTGCTCAAGCTAATTTTTACCTAGCCTTGCGTGCCTATCCACAAAGCCTGTTTAAATCCATCACATTTGAACTTACTAACCCA